GCTTTATCAGTAATCACTGGTACGGACGATGGGGGCAGGTCAATCCCTGCTGGCTTTGTGCGGCTGCACGACGCCGCCGCCACGGGCAACCCTGCCGGGCCGCCCGCCGGAGATCCTGATGCGCCGGCCGCCGGTATTACGCTCTCTGCCATCGCCGGCACCGTCGCCGACAACTACACCAGCTGCCACGCCACCGCCGCGCAGCTGAGCGCGCTGCAGGACTGGATCGACCTGCACGCACCGGAGCCGACGCCATGATCAAGCCAGCCAGCCTGCGCGCGCATCTGGTCGCGGCATTGCCGGATCTGGCACGCGACGCCGACCGGCTGCTGGTATTTATCGACGCTGGCAGCCTGGTCAGCACAGTCCAACCGGGGCTGTCGTTCGAATACCAATACACGCTCAACCTGATCTTGACCGACTATGCCGGGCATCCCGACAGCGTGATGCTGCCGCTGCTGGAATGGGTGCAGGTCAACCAGTCTGAGCTGCTGTCCAATCCCGCGCGACGCGGCGAGATCGCTTTCGAGGCTGACATCCTCGCCAACGATGCCGTGGATCTGTCGATCAAGTTGCCGCTGACCGAGCGCGTCGTGGTGACAGCGAAGGATGGAGGCGGCTACGACATGACCCATGCGCCCGAGCCGGTGATCGATCCCACATGGATGAGCTGAACGCACTGGAGAACTGGGCCGCGCCGTTGCTGGCCCGCCTGCAGCCGGGCGAACGCCGCACGCTGGCACGCAAGATCGGAACGGAACTGCGGCGTTCGCAAAGCCAGCGCATCGGTAAACAGCAGGCGCCTGACGGTTCGCAGTACGCCCCGCGCAAGCAGCAGCTGCGGCAGAAATCAGGGCGCGTCAAACGCGCGAAAATGTTCGTCAAGCTGCGGCAGGCGAAGCACTTCAAGATCAGCGCCAGTCCCAACGTGGTGAGCGTTGGTTTCTTGGGGCGCGTTTCGCGGATTGCACGCGTCCATCAAGAAGGTCTGGCCGAGAAAATCCGGCCAGACGGGCCTAAAGTTAGCTATGAGAAACGCACCTTACTAGGGCTGGCGGAGGGTGATTATGCACTTATTCGTGACATGCTAATTAATCGTCTAGTCACTTAAGGGATTATTAGCTACGACTCAACGCATGACGAATTTTTGTGGCGCGAGAGGTTTCTATTGAAATATTTCTCGGCCGGTAACCACGACTGTCTGTAAAAGCTTCCATCCGCTCAGAAAGCGACTCATCCTGCTCTCTATTTCCTCCCGTACTAACATTTGTATCCAAGCTCCCAGGCTGTCTCTTCTCGACTCCTTGAAGAACTTCACGAGACTGACAGTGCTTGTAAAATATAGGTGGAAGCACACCCCACCCCTTAATCAAAAACACCCCGTGATTACGAAATAGCCCGGAGTCAAACGGACCATATTTTCTATGTCTTTCGCCTTGGTCGGCAATTGATCCGTGACTCGCCAAATTGTCATGCCACCCCTCGAATACGCTATTACGCTTCTGATATGCTGCCAAAGCAAAATCCAATGCAAAAATCACACAGTCATTCAAGGATTTTTGTGCCTCCGCCTCAATCACCACCATGCGTGCACTGCCGCCAAACTTTGACCGGAGCATGGATGCGAGTTTTGTATATCCTGGCAAGGCTATCTCGTTCCCGGCTGATGCAGACTCAAGAACAATCAATGTAGATGCCCCATTCTCATGATGTTTAACATCAACTGCGAAGTGGTGGACGTTAGGGTAATCGCGCACGATAGCGCGTTGCCGACTTTGCGAACTACGTCCGGCCTCAAGGGAATCGATGAAATTTTCTATAGAATTAAATGCGCGCAGATTTAAATCTTCGTAGCGATAAGATGCAACCACCTCATGCAAATTTTCGATGTCAATCATAGTGTCGCCAGGAGTTGGCTGGATCCCATTCTCCAGGTTATTCAATGTATTCCTAGCATATTGCTGCAGGCTTGAATTATTGGCGCTGGAGGATTGCGCTTTCTGCAATTCGCTAGCTAGTAACTCAGCTTTACGACGCGGGCGACTCGCCAACCCTGAAAAGGTCGTAGGCCTAGCAGGTGATGACCGGTCCGGCGATGATTGCGGAGAGTTATCAGAAGATGATGGCGCTTGATAGCTTGGCTCCGGAGCACTGCTTCTGCTTGACTTGAGACCAAGTGACCTAAATATGTTTTTCATCGATCAAGTCCGTATAAAAGAATTTAAAGCATGCCTGACCCAGAATTGGAAAGCATTGCTGCCAGCGAAAACCATTTGACATATGCGAAGCGTCAACCCTCAATAGGTTTTCAATAAAGTGTTTGAGATTTTCGGTTAAGCACATTGTGTTTTTTATATTTAAAAACTGCATGGGCGAACAAGATCAACCTAGATCAAGTAAATACAACTGGACGGCGGCATGTATTAGCTCTGAAAATCGTCATATACGATGAATTCTGTCAAATACACCTATTCCGTGAACCCGCATCAAATCGGCCCATGACTAGCGGACTCGATGTGTGCTGCAGAACCTGTAGCGCGTCGCTCTACAGGACATATGTGTTGGCCTATAGGCATCGACAGGGAAATCTACAAGGGTTTCCTATCGGTGCCATCATGGCTTCTTTCACTGCAGTGGACCTGTCTAAACTTCAAGCTCCAGATCTAATTGAGGTACTGAGCTTCGAAGCGATATTCGAGGAAGCGCTAACCCAATTTCGCAAGCTGCTGCCAGAGTTCTCCGCGCTCACGGAAGCCGATCCGGTCTACAAGATCCTGCAGCTATTCGCAGCCCGCGAGCTACTGCTCCGCCAGCGCGCCAACGATAAGGCGCAACAGACGATGCTGGCCTTCGCCACCGGCAACAACCTCGATCACTTGGGCGCCTTGTTTGGCGTCGCGCGCCTGGTGCTCGATCCAGGGCGGCCGGAGAACGGCATTGCACCGACCCGTGAGTCGGACGTGGACTTCCGACGCCGCATCCAGCTGGCGCCCGAGGGCTTCAGTGTGGCCGGCCCCGAGGGTGCCTACATCTACCACGCACTCAGCGCATCCGCGGATGTCATGGACGCCAGCGCGATCAGCCCTGCGCCTGGTCAAGTGTTGGTCACTGTGCAATCGCGCACTGGCGATGGCACGGCGCCGCAGAAGCTGCTCGACGAAGTGGCCGCCGTCCTCACCGATGCCGACGTGCGCCCGTTGACCGACGAGGTAGCTGTCCAGAGCGCCCAGATCGTCCCGTATGCCATTCGTGGGCGCGTCTACACCTACGCCGGCCCCGACTCGGCGGTGGTCATGCGCGAAGCGCTGCGCAGCCTGCAGGCGTATCTGGATGAGGCACACCGCATCGGTCGCGACGTGCCCGAGTCGGCCATCAAGGCCAAGCTATTTGCTGACGGCGTGCAGCGCGTTGAGCTGGAATCGCCTGCAGTCGACATCAGGATCAGTCGCACGCAGGCCGCCTACTGCACCGCGATCGACATCGTGCACGCCGGCATCGATGAGTAACTCCCCGCTGCCGCCCAATGCCACTCCGATGGAGCGCGCCCTGGCCGCCGTCACTGATCGCCTGGAAGCGATCCCACTGCCGTACCCGGATCTGTGGAATCCGGACACGTGCCCGGCCGGCCACCTGCCGTGGCTGGCATGGACGCTATCGGTGGACGACTGGAAGGCCGACTGGAGCGATGCGATTAAACGCTCTCGCCTGCGCAGCGCCATGGGGATCCAGCGGCGCAAGGGCACGGCCAACAGCGTCCGGATGGTCGTCGAGTCGTTCGGCGGCGCGGTGGCCATCCGCGAGTGGTGGCAAACCGAGCCGCGCGGCCGGCCGCATACCTTCGAGCTCACGCTCACGCTGACCGGCACCGACGGCCAAACCGCCACCTCTCGCTTCGTCAATGAGGTCATTGCCGAAGTCGAGCGCACCAAGCCTGTCCGTTCCCACTTCACTTTCACCCAGGGATTCCAAGCAGAAGCCCGCGTCGGCGTACTCGCCGTTGCGAGGCCAGCCGTCTATCGACGGTTGCTGATGGACGCCCAGTAACTGGACACCGACATGCCCGGTCTCAAGCTCCAAGTCACCACCGCCGGCCGCGCCGCGCTGGTCAATGCGCCCAACACCGGTACCAATCCGGTGCTGATCAGCCATGTTGGCATCGCGAACGCGCCATTTAGCGCCTCGGCCGCCCTGACCACGCTACCCGGCGAAATCAAACGGGTTGCTGCAGTCGGCGGAACCATTACCGCCGACGACACCATCCACGTGTCCATCCGCGATGAGTCCGATGCCGTCTATGACTGCTACGGGTTCGGCCTGTACCTGTCAAACGGCACACTGTTCGCCGTCTATAGCCAGCCGACGCTTCTACTGGGCAAGGCCGCCGCGGCCATGATGCTGCTCGCTCTCGATGCAGTATTTGCTGACATCGACGTACAGCAAATCACATTCGGCGGCACCAACTTCACCGATCCGGCCGCCACGACTGAGGTCGCTGGGATCGTTGAGCTAGCGACTGAAGAAGAAGCCGCTGAGGGTACCGACAAAATCCGTGTCATCACCGCATGGCTGTCGAAGAAGATCTTGGACGCTCGGCTGGGCGCCGGCGCTCCATCCGCGTTCATTCGAGGACTGCTCGGCCTGACAAGCGCTGCGCTGCTGCGCACCGCACTCGAACTGAAGGGCGCAGCCCTGAAGGACGAAGGTGCCGGCAACAACTTGGATGCCGACAAGCTCGACGGGCAGCATGGCGCCTACTACCGGGCGTGGGAAAACTTGACCGGCATCCCCGCCACCGCGAGCCAGTGGCCGTCGTGGGACCAGGTCGGCAACAAGCCGCAAACCTTCACCCCCGCCGAGCATTCGCACGCCAATTACGTGCTGAAGAGTGGCGACGCCATGACGGGGCAGCTCACGGTGCCGCGCTTGGGGATCAATCTGAGCGGCGGTGCACAAGGCGCATTCGACGCGATCGTCTCCACCGCCGGCCGGGTGCTCATGCGTGACTATGGCAACGGCACGCCTGTCATGGATTTCGTCAACACGGCGAACAATTCCTGGGTCGCAGGTCGCATCCGGACCGGCGCCAACGCGCTCCACCTCGAAACCACGCAGCTCGCCGTCACAGGTGCAGGCTCGTTCGGAGGGTCCGTGCACGCCGATAGCTTTGGCTCCGCATCGGGCTATTTCATCAGCAAGAGCAACGTCACCGTCCTCGGGGCTGAGGGTGGCACAAGTATCTATCTTCGACCCAACGGCGCTTTCAACGGCGCGGCAGAGGCCGTACTGAACACCGCAGGAAGCCTACTACTGAAGGCGACCGTGAGCAGTCCAGGCAACGGAGTCAACAGCTTTGCCCATCTGAGCTCCGGCAGCTTCGGTGGCGGCTTCGGACTGATCGACGGCGCCTACAACATCGGCTTTTGGAGCGAAAACGGTCACCTTCGTATCGGCATGGCGACCTACAACGGCGCATTGCAGCAGCGCATGGGGCTGACTACTTCTGGCGCGCTTTCAGCCGTTGGCGGGTTTGACTTCGGCTCTTCCCGCAAGCTGAAAAACATCATCGGCGCATTGCCCTACGGCTTGGCCGAGGTGGAACAGGTCACCACGCTGCTGGGGCGCTACAAGGAGCAGTACAACCCGGATGGCCGCGTGCGCCTATTTTTCGATGCAGAGCAGCTGCTGGAGGTGATGCCCGAGACAGTGGATGCACATGGCGTGAGCTTTCAGGGCGAACTGGTCCCGGCAGTGCACATTGACCAGCTGCTACCCGTCGCCTTCAACGCCATCAAGCAACTATCCACTGCCGTTCGACAGTTGCAGGCGGATCTCGCTGACCTACGCTCCAGTCACTGACCCAACAGGTAGATCCCATGCAGAGTAATTCTCGAATCCGCACACTTGCGCCAGGCGTTGACGTTGAGCGCATCGCCGTGGAGTCCCATTTCTTCTACGACCCGCTGACCGGCGTGGCAAACGTAGTCTTCCAGGGCATGGAGTTTCTGCTGCTGGATGGCGCTGTGAACAAGATGTTGGATGGCCGGGAGCCGCTCACCACAACCTCAGATGCCATCGCGACGCGCATGTTCGCCGCCGGCCTTGCGGATCCTGTAACCGGCCAGGATCTGTCAAATGTCAGCGCTGCAGGCGTCGTCGTCTACCTGAAGGCCGTCTATGACCGCCTCCATAACGAGGCTGCTGCAGCCCAGCCGCCGGCGGTCGCCTAGTTCATGGCGACGGGGTACCGCACGGGCGCAGGACTCGACTTCGACGACGTCTTTGACCTTTACGTGCAAGGCGAAATTGGCAGCGTGTCGGGCTATCGTTCCAGTGATGGCAATGATCTGCATCGGCGGTATGCACCCTTGGCGTTTGGCAGCAGGGCGGCGGACGTCGGCTACCGCGACAATGCCGGCTCGGATCTCAGCAACAGATGGGCAAAAAAAGGCAGTGCCGTCTATTCGCTCTCCAACAACGGCGTGCACTACTACGCTGGCAGCCAAGCAGCCACTTCCGAGGGCGGCAGCCAGACGGCAAGCGTTTCGTTCTCGATTCGGGCCAATGGAACCTGGGCGCTCGGCCTCTCCGGGAAAGGGGTGAGCGGCTCGCCAACTTCCGGAACGTGGCTGCCCAACGGTCAGCCGGCGAGTAACTATTCTGTGCAGCTGGATTTTTCCGTTTCATGGCTGCGCGGCAATCGCAACGGGACATCGTCCAACTCGGCTGCGAATTATTCGCCGATGACCGGCGACTATGGCTGCAGCATCACATCCACAGCGCTCTCGGGATCGGGCAACGAGTGCTATGGGGAAGGCAAGCTGACGATTCGGATCCGCAACAATGCCACTGGCTATGTCTCTACCACTGCCATTTCGCTCGTCGCTGAAGCAGTTGGCTTCGCCTGACGCTTGGTCCAGCGCATACTGGTTCGTATAGCGCCGGACGTCATCTTCGCTCGATTGGATACACCCGACTGCGCTCCGTGTAGCCAACCGTTATACGCATCAATGCAAGTGCGCCACAACATGCAGCCACGGACCATGGCTGCATGGGCAACGCATCCTCCGCACTGAGTAACGCCATTCGTCTCGGCACCGTGGCCGAGGTGAATCTCACCACCGCGCGATGCCGCGTACAGGTTGGCGAGATGCTGACCGACGATCTGCCCTGGGTGGTCACCCTGGCCGGCACCACCATCATCTGGTCGGCGCCGGCAATCGGCGAACAAGTCGTGGTACTGTCGCCGGCTGGCGACCTGGCCGATGGTCTGGTGCTACGCGGCCTCTATTCCGATCAATTCGCCGCGCCTGCCGCATCCGACACGCTCCACGTGCTGCGCTTTGCCGATGGCGCGCAGATTCACTACGACACCGAGGCGCATGCGCTGCAGGCGACACTGCCCAGCGGCGGCACTGCAACCATCACCGCCGATGGCGGCATCACCCTCAACGGCCCGCTGACGGTCAACGGCCCCACCCAAATCAATGGCGATGCCGGCATCACCGGCACGGCCACCGTCGACACCGACGTGATCGGCGGCGGGATCAGCCTCAAGAACCACAAGACCACCGGCGTGACCGCCGGCAGCGCGCTCAGCGGCGGCCCGCAGTGATCGGCGTCGATGCCACCACCGGGCACGTGATCGAGGGCGAGCAGCACTTGGCTCAGTCGATCGCCTGCATCCTCACCACGCCCATCGGCACGCGCGAGCAGCGCCGCGACTTTGGCTCGCTGCTGCCCGAGCTGATCGACCAGCCGTTCAACGGCGCCACCCGCACGCTGCTCTACGGCGCCACGGCCACCGCGTTGATGCGCTGGGAGCCGCGCCTGCGCCTGACCCGCGTCGACCTGGTCATCGGTGATGCGCCTGGCAGCTTCGTGCTGACGATCGAAGGCGAACGCACTGACGTCGCCCCCGCCAATGCGCGCTCGCGCATGACCATCCCGCTCCGCTTCCGCTCGTCCTGATCGAGGAATCTATGTCCACTGCCTACCACCACGGCGTTCGCGTCATCGAAGTCAGCGCGGGCACGCGCACCATCCGCACCGTCTCAACCGCTGTCGTCGGCCTGGTCGCCACGGCTTCTGATGCGGATGAGAAAATCTTCCCGCTGAACAAGGCGGTGCTGATCACCGATGTGCTGGGTGCTGTCGCCAGCGCTGGCATCAAGGGTACGCTGCGCGCCGCGCTGCAGGGCATCGCCGACCAGACCAACCCGGTGACCATCGTCGTGCGTGTGGCCGAAGACGCAGATGCGGCCAAGACCACCGCCAACGTGATCGGCGAGCCGAAGTCCAGCGGCTACACCGGCCTGTATGCCTTGCTCTCCGCGCAGGCACAGCTGGGCGTGCGCCCACGCATCCTGGGCGCCCCGGGTCTGGACACGCTGGAGGTGGCCAAGGCGCTAGCGACTGTCGCCAGGAAGCTGCGCGCAATGGCGTATGTGCGCCCCGTCGCCGATACCGTGGCCGAGGCGGTCACGTATCGCGGCCAGTTCGGCGATCGCGAGCTGATTATGATCTGGCCGGACTTCCTGGCCTTCGATACCGCCACCAGCACCACGAAGGCGGCGTATGCCACCGCACGTGCGCTCGGCCTACGCGCCAAGATCGACACCGAGCAGGGCTGGCACAAGAGCCTGTCCAACGTGCCAGTGGCTGGCGTCACCGGCATCTCGAAAGATGTGCATTGGGATCTGCAGGATCCCGCCACCGATGCCGGCGTGCTCAACGAAGGCGACATCACCACGTTGGTGACCTTCAACGGGCAACGCTTCTGGGGATCGCGCACGTGCGCCGAGGACAGCATGTTCGCGTTCGAGACGGCCACGCGAACCGCGCAAATCCTGGCCGACACCATCGCCGAGGGCGTGGCGTTCTACGTCGACAAGCCGATGCATCCCTCGCTGGTCAAAGACCTGCTGGAAACGATCAACGCCAAGTTCCGCGACCTGAAGTCGTCCGGCTATTTGATCGATGCCAACGCCTGGTACGACGGCTCGGTCAACAGCGCCACCACACTAGCCGATGGCGCGCTGCGCATCGACTACGACTACACGCCCGTGCCGCCGCTGGAGAACCTGCAGCTGTACCAGAAGATCACCACCAGCTACCTGGCCGACTTCGCCGAACGCGTCAACGCGTAACGCACCCGATCTGATTCCCGGAGAACCCCATGGCGTTGCCCAAGAAACTCAAGGCGCTCAACCTGTTCAACGACGGTGAGAGCTATCTCGGCCAAGTGGTCGAAGTGAAGCTGCCCACGCTGTCCCGCAAGATGGAGGAATACCGCGGCGGCGGCATGAATGGCCCGGTCGATATCGACTTCGGGCAGGAGAAGATCGAGCTCGAATGGAAGTGCGGCGGCCTGATGCGTGGTGTGCTCAATCAGTACGGCGCCACCACTCACAACGCCGTGCAGCTGCGCTTTGCCGGCGCCTACCAGCGCGACGACGCCACCGAGGTGGATGCGGTGGAAGTGGTCGTGCGCGGCCGTCACAGCGAGATTGATCCAGGCACCGGCAAGTCCGGCGATGACACCGAGTTTTCGGTCAAGACCTCGGCCAGCTATTACAAGCTGAGCATCAACGGCGCCACTGTGATCGAGATCGATTTCGTGAACATGACCGAGATCGTCAACGGCGTGGATCTGCTCGCCGCCCAACGCCGCGCCATTGGCGCCTGACCCTTCCGGCCTGGCGCCGCCAGGCCTTCGCCCTGAGACCTTCCGATGACCCCGACCTTTTCCCCAGCCATTTCCCTCGACCAGCCGATCACGCGCGGCGAACAGACCATCACCGACCTCAAGGTGCGCAAGCCTGGTGCGGGTGAGCTGCGCGGCCTCAAGCTCACCGACGTGCTGCAGCTGGATGTCACCGCGCTGGCGACGCTGCTGCCGCGAATCTCTTCGCCCACGCTGACCACCGCCGACGTCAATGCGATGGATCCGGCGGACCTGCTGGCGGTAGGTCAGGAGGTACAGGTTTTTTTCTTGCCGAAGGCACAGAGGGAAGCGGACTTCCCGACTGCGTAGAGGATGCGATGGCCGACATCGCGGCCATCTTCCACTGGCCTCCGTCTGAGATGGACGGCTGGTCGCTGCACGAACTCACGGCGTGGCGCGAGCGTGCCCGCCTGCGAAGCGGAGCCGAATGATGCCCTACCCGAACCACGAGGCCGCCTAAATGGCGGCCTCCGACAATCTGCGCCTGCAGGTCATCCTGGCCGCCGTCGACCGCGCCACCGGTCCGTTCCGGCGCGTGCTGAGCGGTAGCCGCGGCGTCGCCACCGCACTGCGCAACCAGCGCGACGCGCTGCGCCAACTCAACAGCCAGCACCGCGACATCGGCGCCTATCGCGAGCAGGTCGCGCTGGCACAGCGCGCCAAGGCCGCGCTCGATGCGCAGCGGCAATCGGTACGCACGCTTGCCCAACAGATCAAGGCCACCAGCACGCCCACCGCTGCCATGAATGCCGAGTTCGAGCGTGCCGTGCGCACCGCACGGGAACTCAAGACCGCACACGGTGCGCAGGAGGCCGGCCTGCAGCGCCTGCGTGGTCGCCTGGAGACGGCCGGAATCAGCACCCGCGAGCTGGTCACGCATGAGCGCCGTTTGCGCGGCGAGATCGAGAGCACCACCACCGCCATGCGCGCCCAGCAGCAGCGCCTGGTGGCAATTGACGCTGCCCAGCGCCGCAGCGCCCGGATCCAAAGCGCTGGCCTGCAGGCGAGCGCCTACGGCGCCGGCATGGCCTTCGCCGGCCAGCGCGCCTTGCGCGCCTCGGTGCTGCCGATCAGCGATGCGATGGAGTTTGAGTCGGCCATGGCCGACGTGCGCAAGGTCGTGGACTTCAAAACGCCGCAGCAGTTCCTGCAGATGGGTCGCGATGTCGAGAACCTCTCGATGCGACTGCCCATGCTGCCGGCCGAGATTGCCAAGATCGTGGCAGCCGCCGGCCAGGCCGCTATCCCGCGCCAGGAACTGGTTCGCTTCGCCGAGGACGCGGCCAAGATGGGCGTGGCATTCGACAGCAGCGCCGAGGAAGCCGGCCAGACCATGGCCACCTGGCGCACCGCTTTCCGGATGGGCCAGGATGAGGTCGTCGTGCTGGCCGACAAGATCAACTATCTCGGCAACACCGGCCCGGCCAGCGTCAACAAGATCAGCGCAGTGGTGAACCGCATTGGCGCCCTGGGCGAGGTCGCCGGTCTGCAGAGCGGACCGCTGGCTGCGCTGGGCGCCACCGTCGCCGGCATGGGTATCGAGTCGGAGGTCTCGGCCACCGGCATCAAGAACATGCTGCTCACCCTGGCCTCGGGCGAGTCGGCCACCAAGAGCCAGCGCGAGGCCTTTGACAAGCTGGGCATCAAGGCCACGGCCATGGCCCAGGTCATGCAGAAGGATGCCGGCGGGGCCATCATGTCAGTGCTGCAGAAGCTGCGCGCACTGCCCAAGGCCGAGCAGGCCGCGACCATGACGCAGCTGTTCGGCCGCGAGTCGATCGGTGCGATCGCGCCGCTGCTGACCAATCTGGAGCTGCTGCAGGGCAACTTCGCCAAGGTCGCCGATGCGCAACGCTACGGCGGCTCGATGTCGGCTGAGTACGCATCGCGAGTGGCCACCTCGGCCAACTCGCTGCAGCTGCTGAAGAACACCGCTGTGGTGGTGTCGCAATCGATCGGCCAGACCCTGCTGCCGCAGTTCA